TACAAAATAATCTTGACTTTGATCAATTGATCCTTGAGTTCTATACTGCTGGTGAACCTACCAGTGGTTGGGTCCATGTATCATATAATCGTGATGGTAGCAATAGGAAAAAGGCAATGACTGCTGTAAAGAATAACGGAAAGACTGTATATCAAGAAGGTCTACATGGCTAAAAAGAAGATACGTTTATTTACCTCTATGGGTAAAAAGGATTCTATAGGATCACCAAAAGGTATTCAAAAACGAATAGATGCTATGGGAAACCAAGCACCGTCTATGGCTGACCTAAGTATTCCTATTAACATGAGTGCTAAACGTATTGCTCAAAGTGTCAAGACTAAAAAACAACTCAAAAGTTCTAAACAAGAGTTAGCACAGTCGGCCCGTAAAATACTAGGTTCAGTGAACAAAGGTAAACAGCTTATTGCTAATGCAAGAAAGTCTGTTAAGATTCCTGTTAAGGGTATGAAGAAGTCTATGGCTTTGGAAAAACCTAAAGTCAAAGTACGTTCTATGTTAGGTAAAGGATTTGGAGGTTTAGGAGCACTTCTTGGTATCAAAGATACTATGAGTGTCATAAAACAAACCTTTAATGAAGCTACAAAACACGGTAAAAAACGAGGTAGAAAACATGGTCAACGTATGATGGGTCAGTATCTTAAAAAGAAATACTATAAAAAATAACATGGCATCTCCACACGAAACACTGTCTACATTACACACTGCTGTAGCTCAAGAACTTCTTGATCGTATACAGAGTGGTGAAGCTAAACCTGCGGATCTTGCAGTTGCTGTTAAATTTCTTAAAGATAATAATATTGAAGCATTACCTGTCGATAATACTCCACTTAAAAGTTTGATTGACTCTATACCATTTCCTACGGATGAAACAAGAATCTCTTAAACAACGTGAACAAAGAATTAGTTATCAACAATCAATGGGCATGAGAGAACGTAATATGGTTGATGATATATGCGAAGAATGTAACCAAGATCCTTGTGTATGTAAAGACAAGAAGTTAATAGAAATACGAGGAGGGATGTGAGTACCGCAACCAAAACAAAACCCAAGTTATGGGAGTCGGCTAAAGCAGAAGCTAAAAGGCGTATGGGTGGAAAACACTCAGCAAGAGCAATGCAACTTGCAGTCAAAATCTACAAACAAAGAGGAGGTGGATACTCTGGTGGCAAGAAGAAGTCTAATAAACTTTCTCAGTGGTCAAAACAAAAATGGAGAACAAAGTCTGGTAAGCCTAGCAAGCAAACAGGTGAAAGATATCTTCCAGAGAAAGTCATAAAGAATATGTCTTCTTCAGAGTACGCAAGAACTACAGCGGCTAAACGAAAGGGAGGAGGTACAGGTAAGAACGTACCACAACCAAAAAGTGCACGTAAAAAACTGTCACGGTACATCAAAGGGTATCGTAGTAGACTCAAAATAAAGAAGAAGTCATGAGCAAAAACGTATCTCTTAAAATAGGAAAACATCGAAGTAGAAAAGGTGGTCTTACTCGTGCAGGTGTTGAAAAGTACAATCGTGCTACAGGTTCTAACATCCAAATGGCAGTAACAGAAAAGAATCCAAAGGGCAAGCGTAAAGCACGTAGAAAGTCTTTCTGTAGTCGTATGTGTGGTATGAAACGTAGGTTGACCTCTGCTAAAACTGCAAGAGATCCAGATTCAAGAATTAACAAAGCATTACGCAAATGGAACTGTAAGTGTTAAATGAGTTATTCACGTTGGATTCATAGTCAATTCTACACGTACTGGTCTAGTACTAAAAGTGACAAAAAGGAAGATCAGATCTTCATGTGTCATACTGGTTTATTAAATCAACATGAAATAAAATATAATCAAGTTAAAGATTACTTAGTTGACAAAGAAGCACTGATGTATAACTTATACTTAGATGAAAAAGACGCAGATGAACTTCTAGGTTACATGAGAAGTTTTGTACGTGATGTTGATTCTAAGTATGGTAAGGAAAGTATATGAAATCTTGGTTAAGTAAACTTATTAAAGAAGTAGATCTTACTCCTGATGATATCAAAAAGTTAAAACAAGTACAACCTAAAGTTACAGGTAGAGCATTACAGAATCGTGTGTTGACTGTATTGAAACCTAAAGATTCTAGTATTAATCTCAAAAAAGTGCAACGTATTATGAGTAAGCACACTAAACGTAAACCTGTACGACATGGGTTAGCAATAAAGTCAAAAGAATGATAAAACATATAATAATTCATACAGCCCTCATTATAGCCCTGTTCTTACCCTCTACTACGTTGGGTATTAAAACAAAGGGTTCTTTCACTACACAGCAGATTAGACTGCTCTGGATGGGATGTTTTCAAGGGGCCAACATGAAAAGTCCACAAACCCAGGAAGTTAATGGTATGGTGTGTGACTGTATACTAGATAAAACTAGAGAACTATATACTTACAAAGATATAGTAAAGAAGTCAGGTAAACCTATGCAAGATGAATATAGTAGGTTAGCTGATGTATGTGTCGATGAATTAGGGTTAATGCCCAGATCAAGAATAAATATATAGTTATTCATACAACGGACGGAGAGACAATATTATGAATGTACCTGAGTTATCAGACTTCCGTAACTTTCTTTTTGTCGTATGGCGGCATTTAAACCTTCCAGAGCCTACTCCAATACAATATGATATAGCCGAATACCTACAGTCAGATACTAAACGTAGTGTAATCGAAGCATTCCGTGGTGTTGGTAAAAGTTATATTACAAGTGCTTATTGTTGCCACACACTGTTGTTGGACCCACAGAAGAAGATACTGGTGGTCAGTGCCAGTAAGATCCGTGCTGATGATTTCTCCACATTCACGCAACGGTTGATAAACGAAATGCCCCTTCTTGCCCATCTCCGTCCACGGGAGGGTCAACGTATGTCAAAGATTTCTTTTGATGTGGGTCCAGCTAAAGCGTCTCATAGTCCCTCTGTAAAGTCTGTAGGTATCACAGGTCAGTTGGCTGGTAGCCGAGCAGACCTTATTGTAGCAGACGATATAGAGATTCCTAATAACTCTGCAACTCAAACTATGAGAGACAAGATCTCTGAAGCAGTAAAGGAATTTGATGCTATACTAAAACCAGAGGGACGGATATTGTACTTAGGTACACCTCAAACTGAAATGAGTCTGTACGAGATCTTACCCGAAAGAGGATATCAAGTTCGTATATGGCCTTCACGTTATCCTACCGAAAAGCAACGAGAGAAGTATTTCAATCGTCTTGCCCCAACTATAGCGGATACTCTTGATCGTAATCCCTCTTGTGTCAATGAACCTACGGACCCAAAACGATTTAGTGAAGATGATTTAACAGAAAGAGAACTGTCATACGGAAGATCAGGATTTAGCCTACAGTTCATGCTAGACACATCCTTGAGTGATGCAGACAGATATCCGCTTAAACTTTCCGATTTGATTATAATGGACCTGGACACAGACAAAGCTCCAGAGAAACCTATATGGACCAAGAGTACAGAGAAACGAATTACAGATCTACCTAATGTTGGTCTACCAGGAGATCACTTTCATGAACCATTAGAAGTTGTAGGTGATTGGATAAATTACACTGGTAGTGTCATGACAATAGATCCTGCTGGTAGAGGACAAGATGAGACTGCCTTTGCTATAGTTAAGATGCTTAATGGTAATCTTTATGTCTTAGATTGTGGTGGACTCCAAGGAGGATATGATAAGAACGTACTTATGTCACTTGCAGTACTCGCTAAGAAGCACAAAGTAAACCTCATTAAGGTAGAAAGTAACTTTGGTGATGGTATGTTTAGTGAACTATTTAAACCATACCTTACTAAAATATATCCTGTTACTATAGAAGAAGAAAGATCTAATACTCAGAAAGAACTAAGAATGGTTAGTTCCTTAGAACCTGTAATGAACCAACATAGACTTATAGTAAACAAGAGTATCATATCTACTGACTATAAGTCAATACAAAAATATCCTGTAGATAAAGGTACAAGGTATATGTTATTCTATCAGATGTCTCGTCTTACTAAAGACAGAGGTGCGTTAGCCCATGATGATAGACTAGATGCTTTGTCTATGGCAGTACAATACTGGACAGATCAAATGGCCGTAGATGTAGATAAGAAGATAGTAGAACGTAAGGATGAACTTTTGTTTAAAGAGTTAGAACATATGTCAAACTATGTTATAGGAAAAGAACGATTTAAGACTCATAGTAATACTTGGACCAATATTTGGTAAAAAAATGTTAGACCTATAGCGATGACTACAACCAAAGGTTACCCCATGACCGGCCTAGCCTGTAAACTAAAAGTTTACAAATGGTAGGGGGTGGGACTATTTGTTAATCCTATGTCTTATATAAGACACCACAAGTTAAGTCTTGTATAAGACATAAGATATTCTTTATTCATTTATTATATATCTGTTTTTTTTTCTTTTTTATTTTATCCAACTAAAAGTTTTTTCTTCAATGATATCAGTAGTTTACTTGTAAGTCACTGATATCATTAATAAAAATAGTTCTTTTTTTCTCTTTGGTTCATGTCATACTGTTATCTAACAAGTTAAACAAATGATTTATTCATTATTAACTTTGAGTTTGACATTATCATTTTAATCTTATAATTTATTCATTAAGATATTCAATTGATTCAGCAATCGGACAGATCGGAAATCAATTAAAAATATATCTTGACAATATAAATTAAATTAGATTATAATAATACTAAGTTAAACATAAAGTATCTTGAATGATCCTGAGTTTGACTTTTGGTTAGTTCTTTGATAAACTAAATATTATATACTATTAAGTTATATAATAGAATAGATACTAAGGTTTACTTATGAAACATAAAGAAAAACCTTTGGATCTACCAAGAGAATTACGGACCAAGATTTCTGGTGTCTACAACATGGGAAGACTTGGATCTGAAATTCGGAACGCTAAGTCTTTCAATTCGTCTACACGTAGTAGACAACATAAAAACTTGGTGGGTGGATCTGAGCCTAAAATCATCAAAGCTCACAGACCTAGTTCAAATGGTCTTGACCCTTTCATGAAAAGCTATTAAGGTATAGTACTACAAGCTCATCACATGGTGGGCTTGTGGATACTATGCAATAATGCTAGTATCATTTTAGTTCTTTGATAATCTAATCTGGAGTATGATATGTATATTCATGCATTGAAAGCGTTACGTGGTCAAGAGATCTCATTCTCAACTCTTGAAACTCTCAAGGTCGGACAATGGGTCTTCCTTGGCAACAACGGTAAAGCTCAGTACAAAGCCGTGTACTGTGGTAAGATCAACCGTACTGGCGAGCATATCATGTGTGAGCATAAGGGTGAACGTCCTGTCCAGTTTGGCAAACTGATACGTGTCCACAAGGAATACGTTGAAGAGATGAACGGACCCGGAGCTAAGATGCCCAACTTGCTTGACCATATGCTGACCATTACTGAAAACCACAGGATTGCCGCATGATCAACGCTAAAGCTACTCAGCGTAGACTCAGGGCTACTGTCCGTAATATGCAACAACTTGCTATTTACAAGGCGGTAGACCTTGAGAGATTAGACAGACGATTGACTCCTGTCCTACAGGATAAGATCGCTAAGTGTGAGGCTACAATAGCCAACACGAAAACCAAACTCAGGGGTATTGGTAATGTCCATGACGTTACCATACCACAGTATGATATGAGTTGACACTTTAGGTAGACTATGGCAACATGGTCTACCATGAGTATCAACTAACACGACAGATACCTTGAAGGTCAGCCCGTGTTATGGGATACTACTAGTCGTTCTTTGATAACCTAATAGACGGAGTTGGATATGTTCCAAACACATAATCCATACTGTCGAGAGTTCTCTCAGTTTAGTCCAGAGAACATGGAGCAGACCTTTGCATTCATTCAGGCCAGCATCCGTGAACGTACTGACAAGCTGTGGAACATGATGACACTATGGAGACAGTTGGGATTGAACTATGATAGACTACAATGGGGCAACAAGGGTGATGCCATGCGTTTCATTGATGCCAATCGTAATGAGATCTACAAGGACGTTATGAAGGCTATCCGTTCACGCAAGATGGTCACACATAAGATCATTGATATCGTGACCGAGATACCAGGATTCGGTGTACCGAAAGCTGGGTTTGCTAGTCAACTCATACATGGTAGCGGTGGATGCCTAGATGTCCACAATCTACGTATGTATAATATTACAGACAACTTCAATGTCAACGGTGTCAGCCCTGCTCTCAAGGCTAAACGTATTGACAACTATGTTCGGATCTGTAAGAATTTAGGTGGTGCTAAAAAACTATGGGATACTTGGTGTACGTTTGTTGCCAACAAGTATCCTCAACATTTCGCTAGTCCAGAGGTAGTGAGTCAACTACACGTTGATTGTCTACACTGGCCCATAGTATTGCAGGAGAACAATGACCATACGTGAAGACATGATGCGTAGGAGAGTAAGACGAGAGTTTCTACTCTTGAAACGTAGAAAGAAAGAGCAACAAAAAAATGAAACCAATTGATCCACGTTCAATGAACATGGACAACATCACACAGGATGATATTGACCAAGCTCATGACAAGACCAATGATATACTGATAAAGTTCTTTGGTCTTGTCCACGAGTTGATCAACGACAAGGATGAGAATCTCAGCCCAGAGTTGAAGTATGCTCACCTACTGATCATCCACAAGGCTTGTGGTGAAGCCATGACCAGTGTAGCAACAGAGCTTGAGATGAAGTCTCACGGAAAGGTCTACAATTGACTAGGGAAAACCGATACCATCTATACTTTGGGATTATCGTATTGACAATACTAGTGTCCACAAGTATAATGGTTTTAAAACTAAAAGATCTCATGTGGCAGACTAGAGTTATCCACAGTAAGATCGATACTATATCTATGATGAACGAAATCATTCTACTGGAGAACGATGGGCATCCTAAACAGAGGTTCACAAAGACATCGAGACAGAACCAAATACTACAGACCCAGTAGCCAGAGAGAACTGGCCCAGATACACAGGGAGAACTATAGGCTACTACCACACCACAACTACTTGGTTGGTGTGAGTATACGTCTACAGCATGACCACTCGGTGGATCTCATATCGGTCCACTACAATCGAAAACTATTAGACGGAATAGTAAGGGATGTTATCACCAAGAGAGCAACAAAGCCTGTTCACACTTCTTGATCTGTCCCTGCGACAGACCATTGATGGACTACAGGCTACACTCAGAACCATAGAGCAGTACAAACGTGGTGAAGTAAGGCTACCTGAGTCACAAGAGAAACTTGCTAGTGCAAAAGATATGTATCACCAATGATGGGCATAGTAGCTTTAGTATTGCAGTTGTTGGTACTAGGTGTTACACTCTACGTGATCGTGATGTTCTCTCTTAGTTTGAGAAAACCACGTATTATGCACAACCAGTGTCACACTGACAACATGAAAATAGATGATCTACATGGGCACACTGAGCCTCATGTATAGACACGGGTGAGTATCCAAATGTAAAAGGAACCTGACTGTAAATCAGGCGTGTGC